AGCTGCTAACACACAAGGATTTGATTGTTCATCGGCAAATGCTGGTGGTAGTTTGGCTTATAGTAGAGGTATTAACGCTGTATCTAATCCAGATGAGTGGGATATCAATATGGTTGTAGCACCTGGTATTACTTACCAATCACACCCATCGGTTGTTCAAAAGGTAATCGATATGGTTGAGGATAGACAAGATTGTTTCTATATTGCAGACTTTACTGATGTAGATGCAGATATTACAACTGCAACTGAAAAATCAAATGCAGTAGATTCAAACTATGTAGCAACTTACTACCCTTGGGTTAAGACGGTTGATAACAACACAAATAAATTAACTTCAGTACCACCATCGGTATTATTACCAGCAGTATTTGCAGCTAATGATAGATTAGCAGCAGAATGGTTCGCACCAGCAGGTTTAAATAGAGGTGGTATTACTGGCGCGGTTAGTGTATTAAATAGATTAACACATTCTGAAAGAGATACTTTATACGAAAACAAAATAAACCCAATCGCAGCTTTCCCTGGTCAGGGTATCGTAGCATTTGGACAAAAAACGTTGCAAGATAAGGCATCTGCATTAGATAGAATCAACGTAAGAAGATTATTAATTACGGTTAAGAAATTTATCGCATCTACTTCTCGTTTCTTATTGTTTGAACAAAATACTTCAACAACTAGAAATAGATTCTTAAATACGGTTAATCCTTATTTTGAAGCAATTCAACAAAGACAAGGTCTTTACGCATTTAGAGTTGTAATGGATGAATCCAACAACACACCGGATGTAATTGACAGAAACATATTGGCTGGACAAATTTTCTTACAACCTGCTAAAACTGCTGAATTCATCATAATTGATTTTAATATACTTCCTACTGGAGCCTCATTTAATGCATAATAAATGGCAATTGTATATAAGCATATTAGATTAGATAGTAATGAAATATTTTATATTGGTATAGGACTTGATGCTAAAAGAGCATATTCTAAACAAAATAGAAATAATTATTGGAAAAATATAGTAAATAAAACGGATTATATTGTAGAGATAATTGACAATAATTTAAGTTGGGAAGATGCTTGTAAACAAGAAATTAAACTAATTAAATATTATGGTAGAATAGATTTGAATGAAGGAACACTTGTTAATATGACAGATGGCGGTGAAGGCAATCTTAACTTGTCAAATGAAGCAAACATATTAAAGGGTAAAAAAATAAGTAGACTAAAAAAAGGTGTTCCTAATTTGAAACTTAAAAATAAACCAAAGAGTGAAGAACATAAATTAAAAATTAAATTAGCTAATATTGGTAAAACTTACTCAAATGAAATAAATAAGAAAAAAGGTAGACCACAAATTAGTGAATTAAATGGAATGTATGGTAAAACACCTTGGAATAAAGGTTTAACAAAAGAAATAGATAGTAGATTATCAAAAAAACGAAAAACTAATATTTATTAATAACAAAATAGAAATTAAAAAATGGCAGAGATACTAGAGTTTGATAAGATGTTCTATACGAACTTCGAACCTAAAATGAAAAATCGTTTCATCATGGTAATTGATGGATTGGAATCATACACAATAAAGGCAGCAAATAGACCTACAATTCAATTTGAGAAGGTAACATTAGACCATATCAACATCAAAAGACAATTGCAAGGAAAAGGTGAGTGGCAAGATTTAGAGATTACTCTTTATGACCCAATCGTACCTTCAGCTGCACAAGCAGTTATGGAATGGGTTCGTTTATCGCACGAATCAATCACTGGTAGAAAAGGATATGCCGATATGTACAAAAAAGATGTAGATATCTATATGTTAGGGCCTGTTGGTGATAAAATTGAAAACTGGAAATTGAAAGGTGCATTCATCACTTCAGCAAACTTTGGAGATTTAGATTTTAGTTCTAATGACCCAGCTCAAGTTACTGTAACATTAACATATGATTACGCTATACTAGAATTCTAATCAAATATAATAAAAAGAAAAGGGATTTCCAAATGGTTATCCCTTTTTTTGTGTCAATTTTTTTATTTTGATGTATTTATATATATAAAACTAAATTATTAAAGTTATGGCAGAAAGTACAAATGCAACTACAAGTAAATTTGAATTTCCAACCGAAATTATCGAATTACCATCAAAAGGATTGATATATCCAAAAAATAATCCTTTGAGTAAGGGAACGGTTGAAATTAAGTATATGACAGCAAGAGAGGAAGATATCTTAGCATCACAAAATCTTATTAAAAAAGGTGTTGTGTTGGATAAATTATTTGAATCAGTTGTTGTTGAACCGGGAGTTAATATAAACGATATTTTTATCGGTGATAAGAATGCAATTCTATTGGCAACCCGTATTTTAGGTTATGGGGCAGAATATGATGTTGAAATGACAGACCCATTTACATTAGAAAAGCAAAAAGTAACAATAGATTTATCAAAAGTACAAACAAAAGATATTGATGAATCTTTACTAAATCCTGAAAATGTTTATAAATTTACCTTACCACAAAGTAAAAAGGTGATTGAATTTAGATTATTAACTCATGCAGACGAGCAAGATATTAATAAAGATAATCAAGCGTTAGAACGATTGAATAAAGGAAATGGTAGTGCATCTGATGTAACAACTCGTTTTAGATATATGATTTTATCAGTTGATGGTAATAGTGATAGAGGATTTATTAACAAATGGATTCAAAATGGATTTTTGGCATTGGATACAAAGGCATTTAGAAAATATGTAAAGGAAATTAGTCCAGATTTAGACCTTAAATTCGATTTTGTATCAAATATAACAGGTGAAGTGGAGGCACTAGATATCCCATTTGGGATTAACTTTTTTTACCCTACCGCCTGATTATAAAACACAACTCCATAATCAAATATGGGAAATGGTTCATTTCGGTAATGGATTTAATTGGACAGAGGTTTATACAATGCCAATACACCTTCGTAGGTTCTATTTTAAAAAATTGATTGATGTTAAAAAGAAAGAAGCAGATGAGATAAAGGCTGCTCAAAGTAAATCAAAAGTGGGAAGAGTGAGGATGAAATAGTCCTCACTTTTTTTTTATTCAATATTTATACTATATAAACACGCATAAATTATGTCAAAAGATAATAAAAAACCCGTTAATGAAGGTTTATTTGGTACATTAAAAAAATTTAGTGATGCATTTTTTGATGGATTAAAAAACAACACAGTGAATGCAGCATTAGATAGAGCAAAGAATAATAAATTACCAAAAGATATTACTGATTCAATGGAGCGAATGAAAAAAGAGCACGATGAATTTATAGCATTATTAAAAAAATACGATAAAAAATAGTATATAATAAATGGCTGAAGCAAAAGACATACGCTTAGAGATTCTAGAGAAAGAAAAAGCAATTAGGGAGACAATTAAAAAGATTAACGAAGATTCTACAAAATCGGAAGTAGATAAACTTGCCCTAGTTGAAAAACAAAACAAAGAATTAGTTGCAATTGGTAAACAATTAAAAGAAATAAATAAAACCCGTAATGCTGGGTTAATTGCAGAAGAACAAGCAAACTCTAATTTAAACGATTTATATTCTAGTATAAGTGAGAAAGAAATGCGTAGATTGGTAGCTACAAAAGAATCTAAATCACTATCCGAACGTCAAACTGCTGATATGGGTAGAATGGCAGAAATTGCTAGAGATATGGCCCAATTATCAATTACTGATGTTGTTCAACGAAGTGCTCTAAGAGAGGAATATGATTTGTTGGAAGCTACAATGGGTGATTTGAAGGATGATGGTAAAGATATATTAAAAAATCTAAATGAGCAAATGACTATTGCTGAGCAATTTTCATTATTTAATAAAGACCAAAAAGCACAATTAGAAGCTCAATTAGGTGTATATAAAGGAATAAAACAAGCAATAGGTGGTGTTTTAGATACATTAGGTATATTAACAAGTGGATTCAAAGGATTTGTTGCAACAGGTTTATATGCAGCTGGTGCATTTGCTACTCAATGGGGTAAAGTTAGAGGTGAATTGGGTGGTATAGCTGATGTGGGTACTACTGCTCTTTCTTTTATTGATGATAACGCAGTTGCTAATGCAAGAGAATTGGCTAGTAATTTTGGTGGAATAAATAATGTTAGTGGTGAATTGCAAGCAGCAACATCATTAATATCTA